CATCATGTGAAGGAATCACTTTTGATTTTCCATACGGTGCATAGCCTTTTCCTTTTGTCATTATTTTCCTCCTCTAGGTTTCATTCTAGCTAATTTTTCTCTAGACTCATTAGCCATTTCTTGTTTCTCAATAGAAGTGTCAGCTCTAAGTTCTGCTAACTCTTCATTTTGATCAATTTTCGTTTCTTGAATATCTTGGTTCATCATTGCCTTCATATTTTCTAAATTTAATCTCTGTTCAGCTTCATTTCTCTTAGCTTCGTTATCTTTTGCTCTAATATCAAGCTCTCTTGCTCTTAATTTAGCGATTGGATCATGATCAAATTGAGAAGTAACTTTTTTCTCCTCTTTCATGAAATCTTCCATCATTTCAGCAATCAATACTGCTTTTCTAGCTTCAATTTTCTGCTGCGTCAACTGCATTTGCTGTTGAATTTGTGGATTTTGTTGCATTGCTTGTGGATTTTGTTGCATTTGCATTTGTGCTTGTTTCAATTGTTGTAATTCTTCTCTAAATTCCAGTTCAATTTGCTCTTGAGCCATTAAACTTATGTGTTCTAAGCAGTTTTTCTCTAAAGCAGCGCTAACCATAGGTGCATTTCTTGCCATATTAGTTGCCATAAAGTTTAAGTGAGCTGTAATATGTGCTCTGTGGTCTTGACCTGGGTAAGCTCTAAACGGCATACCTCCTAAAGCATCAATATGTTCTAATGCTGGATCTTTTGGAACCATTTGTGGTTTAGGTTTTAAAATAAGATCAATGTCTTTTACACCTAATGCCTCGTACATGTTTCTATACACTTCATATTGATTGTGCATTCTTGGATTTGAGGCTGCCAACTGCAGTTCCGTCTGTGCGAGAGAGATACGCTGTGTCTGAGAAAAGATATTTGGATCTGCAACTGGCAGAATATCTACGCGGTTGTCGAAATCAGTTTGCATAATTTGCCTTTGACCCCCAACAACATCGTATGGATATACGGGTGGTAGATATAACTTGAAAACTCTTGCCATTAAATTGAATTCTTTCTTCATAGCGGCGTATAATCTTTTGTGTATAGCCGACATCGTTCTACTTCCTCTTTCTAGAAGCGCAACGGTCGTGCCCACTGCTGCTTGTTGATTACCCTCACCTACTTGCAGGTCCGCAATGGATGCGAATCTTTGTCCTGCTTGTACCACGACGCCCATAAGTGCTAATAATGTTTGTGAAGGTTCCTTGAAAGGAAGCATCATGAATGCATCTTTTAAGTTTCCACCTGGTGCGTCTACGTCTCTAAATTCTCCAGGTTGGATTGATTGTGCTTCATCCCTCATCTTTATACCACGCATTTTAAAACCAGCTGGTAAGTTTGATAATGTTCCTGCATCAAGAAGTTGTCTTAAAGCTGCTGTAGCTGTTCTTGATAGTCCACCAATCATATGAATTAAACCAAAACCATAAAATCCAAGTCCTGGTAAAAATTTGAAATGAACAAAGTAATCAACTTTTTTCTTTGTAGGGTCGTTAATCTCGTAATTTCTTCTAATCGATAGAACTTTTCTTGTTCCTTCTTCGATTGTCACAACATAAGGAAGTTTAATTCCTGTTGGTTCTCCGTTTTGACCAGCATCTTCAAAACCTTCTAAGTCAATATTAACATGAGCTTCTAAGATATTATAAATACGATCTTCTCTACCTTTAGTCATGCCTTCAAGTTTTCTTTCTTTTTCTTCAGCTTCTGTTTCGTGTAAGAAAGTTGGATTAACTTCTATGTCTCTATAGAAACCACCCACTTGTTGTTTTCTTAATTCGTTTTCACTCATTCGAATAATATGAATAGTTGATTCACAATCTTCTAATGAAGTTGCTGTATAAGGAACCACTAAGTCATCTGCTGGAACAAATTTAGAAACCGCTCTTTGCATTAAAGAATCATAATAAACTTTTTTAAATGCAGAACCTGCTAAGGGTAGATAAAATAACATTTGATCAAATTCAGCTTCGTATTCTTTCATACGATCCATAATTTGATAGTTCATAAAATCTTTTACACGTTGAGCTTGTTGTTCTTTCATTGGATCAATTTTACCAATAATTTGAGTTCGTACAGGTCCACCGGATGGTAATAATTCTTTGTAAGCTAAGGATTGAAACTGAGTAACAGCTTCTGCTAGTACAGGGTGAGTTGCACCTGATGCACCTTTGAAAGGTTCTGATCTGTCATCATATTTAAATCCTAATAAATCTAAACCTGATACATAAGCTCTTTCCCAATCTTTTCTTGAATTTTTATAATCTGTGTAATCTGTGTATATTTTATGTCCTAAAGGATCTAAAACAGAATCAGGTAAAAGTTCTGCTAAGTTTGCAAAGTGATCTCTTGTTTCACCTGGATTAACCGCATTAGGATCAAAACTAATATCAACACTACCATCTTCATTTTGTTGAATATCCGCAGGTTGAGTCATTTCATTAACAACTTGTTGTTGCTGTTGTTCTTGAACTTCCTGTGGACTAGGTAGTTTGATTGTTTGTTTTACGTTAGGCAACGCTTTATCTATATCTGCCATTATTTCTCCCTAGTATTCTCTACCATGTTTTCTTAAATAATCCAAGCCTCTATACTGGGGTCCTCTTTCAGGTGGCGTGGTTCTTGTTAAACTGGCTATGCCGCCGTTTGCAAATTCATATTGTGTCTGACCTGTGATAGCTCCCATGGGTATTGAAGCACCTAATACGTTTTCAGTGGGCTGTATATTTTTTCCAATATTTCCAAAATAATCTTTAATATCCATAAACAACTCTTTCTTTGGAATTACACCGTATTGATAACGTCTTTCTCTGTTTGCTTTTAATAAATCTTCGTATTGAGTTTCTGCTTTTCCTGCTGCAGCCTCTGATTGAATTCTTTCAGGTAAAGGTAGACTTTCATATTGATTTTTTAAATTTTGAAACTCTTTCGTTTTTTCTGCCATCTTATCTTTAAATCTTAATTTATCGTATGGAGAAGCATTATTGTAATTGTTTAAAAGAGTATTATATTTTTGTTGTGCATCATTAAAATCTAAAAAAGTGGATGCTTGAGGTTGAAATTCTTTTAAGGCCTCAGATTTGCTTTGTCCTATTCCAGTTACACTTCCATACAATCCTTCATAAAGCGCTCTTTTAAAAGGTAAACCGTACGTACTTCCACCATAGACAAACAAAGGAGCAAGAACAGCTTCTCCTACAGCCACAAGTTTTGTAGCTTTTCCGAAAGGTGTTTTTGAAAATTTAGAAAGCATATCAGGTATTTCTCCTGTCCCTAAAAAGCTAGCTACAGATGCTCTTGTTGATGTATCTCCAATAGCTAAATTTAAAGCATTTTTTCCAAAATTTTTAGGTGCACTTTTTATTAAACCAGATTGTAATGCTTCATTTTTAATTTGTTCTGCAAAATTTAATTTAAAAAAAATATCGTCAAGATATTTTTTTCTAGCCAAGGATCCTTTCATATTTTTATATGGCTCTGTAGTGTCTACACCAAATGCTGCTGAAAATCTTGCGTCTACAGGTGTGCTATATACTTTTAAATTTTTAGGGTCAACTTGCACGCCTTGTATTCTACCGTTAGATTTTTCAGCTACCAATTCAGAAATTTGAAAATTTATATCGTCGATAGACTTTGATAATTGTTTAGGTATTTTTCCTATTGGAAATTTTTTTGCTATTCGAACAGCGTTAGCTTGTTTTTTATAAAGAGGTTTTAATTCATTTTCTAATATTTTTGCATCCTTAACGTTAATTCTAGTAAAATCAGCTCCTATGTTTTCACCTGAATATTGTCCTCCTAGCACAGCTAGCTGATCAAAACTTAAACGATGGGCTAGTTGTATAGCAACCCTCTCGCCTCCCCCTTTAAGTTTATCTTTAGCAACTCCAAGCGATTCTAAAATTTTAACTTTGTATTTATTTAAAGATTCTTCGTATTGAAAATTACCTGTTTTTCGTATATTTGTTTTTCTTCTTTTTAAATTTTTAACTTGTCCGGGATCTCTAACGGGCGCTTTTACGTATAAGCCTTGTTCTTTTAAAAGATTTGTAAATCTTACTTTATTGTTTTTCGTAGGCTGAATATTATTAGATTTTAAAAAATTATTATATTTATTTGCTTGTGCAGCGCCTCCAGATTGAAAATCAAACTTTGTTTCTTGTGGTAAATTTTTATATTTTTTAGCTGCGGCTAATTCTGACTCTGTATATACAATAGGTGGTTTTCCAGCTTTTAGTTTAAATTTATCTGAAAACTCAGTTGCAACTAGATTTGCATTAATTCTATTTATATCTTTTCCTGTTTTTTTCTTAAATTTTTCAATTAATTCTGGAACACTTTGTTTTTTTGATTTAGTTTTTTCTAAAAAATTTCTAAAATCTTTTGTTCCTGTTACATCTGCTTTTTCTAAAATTTTAAAATTTTTAAAAATATCTGGATAAGTTTTTATTAATCTTGAAGTATGTTTGACCGCGTCTGATACGTCAAAAATTTCATCAACTTTTTTAACTAAATCAGTTCTTTTTATGTCTCCTTTTTGAGAGGACATCCAATTTTTTAGTGCTTCTCTTTTATCACCACTATAGCTTCCTGGTTCATCAACCAAGCCACGTTTAGGTGTTGCCACTCCGCCAGTCGCTAGTTCCTGGATTCTGGTCTCAGGATTCGGGAGGCCTCTTCCTTCTGGCATGACAGGAACGAAGTCATCCTCTACAGGTACGTCCTGTGGCATATTTTTTAAAAAAAATTTTTTAGTATCGTAAACAGGTGAGTCGTCGTAATTCTTTTTAACGGCTTTTATGTAATCAACAATATCCATTAGAGGTTTAATACTCCAGCCAGGCCGCCTTTGGCATAATCGGCGTAATCCTCTGCTTTTAAATCAGGACTATAGCCTTCATAAGGATCGGGTACTTCTTTTGTTCCACGATCTTTAACTTTTTTACCTGTAGCATAAGATTCTAAAACCGATGTATTGTGAACTTCTTTTTTAGGATTATAATCAACGATATCAAAGTCTATTTCAGTATCTCCTTCGCCTCTGTGGACAACATAAGGCTCCTCCACTTTTAAAGTGTCAGGATTTTTAACACTTTTTTTAGTTGTAAGCGCATTTGGAATATCTGGATGTGGTCCAATTTCCGTACCTTTAGCAAATTGAATTGTATAAGATGAATCTCCAGATCCAGATGCTGATAAATAATTATCTTTAGGATTAGCAACACTTACATCAATCGTTTGATTGTCGATGTTTTGCGTCACCGTCACTTCATCACCATCGGGTAAAGTATCTCGATGCACTATTTGACGTTCTGAGGTTGCCACTTTACTTGTTACATCGTCCCCTTTATTTAAAACTTTTTTAACTAATGGAATATACCAATCTGGCATGTTGGGTGTTTTTGTAATATCGACAACTAAATTTGGTGTGCCTTTAAATTTTCCAGCTGTCTTTGCAAGTTTAAAAAATTTACCCAAGACAGGAATTGAAGCTAACCCTGCCATAAGTTTCATAAAATTTCTTCGGCTCATTCCTCCGTTGTCAAATCTTACTCTACCACCTTGATTCAAGTGCAGTTGTCCTGCGATGCCGCCTGATGCCATTCCTGTTGGATCTGGATCAAAATTAGGGTCAATTTTACCTGTTACTTCAACATCTTGAAAAGGGTTTTCTTTTTTTAATTTTTTTTCTAATCTTTTTGCTGCGGCTTTGTTTTCTGCCATTATTTTTTTTATATTTTCTTGTTCGGTAAGTTTAGGGTCAATCATAGATTTTCTTTTAATCGTTTCCTTTGTAGTCTTTGGTGCTGTGCCTCTTGTAATTATGCCTTCTTTTAATAATTGTTCTATACCTTTTTTATCACCTTCAATAACTTTTGGTTTAAAACCTTGAAACGCTTCTAATGTTGTTTTCATACCAGTGCCTTCTATTCTAGCTTGATCACCAGGATTTAGTGGTATGCCTTTGTTTAATTTATCTATGACAGTTTGAATACCTTTCGCAGACTCTTGTCGTGCTTTAATTTCTGCAAGTTTATTTTCATTAATCCTTGATATAACTCTACCAACATCATCTGGGGTTTTAATAATTTTTTCTGCAGATGTTGGATTAAGACCACCATCTCTAAGAGTTTCAAAAACTTCTTCCA